CCGTCAAAATAAAGGCCGCCGCAAACTGTGTATTGTAAAAAGAATCGGCGCTTAGCCGCTTGAAAATTTCGGCATCGTATAATCGCATTAATTTGCGAATTTCACCCAACGAATTAATTTCCTCACAATTTGTAGAATTGAGCAATTTAAGTAAGACACAGCATGTGTCAACCCTCATATTTAGCAACAAGCCACTTAGCTGATGATGTCCCGCCAAATGTAAGCGTTTAGCATAAATTGCCGTTAAGAGCGGCCCACCAGGTCCATTGCAATCGACCACTAAGCCATACGAACCAGCTGTAGCCAATAGTGCCCCATGTGCAATAGCGTCCGAATCACCATTGCATATTAGGTGCGCCGTAGCACCGCCTGTATTAACACGTGCAATCTTGCCATACATATCTATTCCTAAATAGTTGTGTGCCAGCCCTGCCATTTGAATACTACCCACACTACGCAAACCAACTGGCATGTCTAACCCTGAAGCCAGGTCATCGTGACCTACAACTTCCGCAATGCAAACCAAGTCAGCCAAATACATAGATAAGGTTATGTCAGTAAATTTACAGGCCACGGGCACCCGCGATTTAATAATATTTAACAGTAAGTGACGCGCGCCATCAAGGTCTGTAATTGCCGAATCCAAATTTACGCGCATAACAATAAACAGCTCCTTACACAGTATTTGTAGTTCAGCTAAAGCAGCTGCATCCACCAAAGTGGTCCCATCAACAACTACTAACAGCCGCGCATCAGACCCGTCAATAATACGCGCAATTATCCCACGCGACTCGGCAATAAATTCCAGGTCCTTTACAAGCGGTTCATATCTAATTTTCAATTCGGCGGGACTTATGACACTCATAATAGATTGTATTTTACAAGAATTTGTATAATATAATATATGTGTATATATCTTAAGCCAGAACAATTTCATAGGAACCATCCTTGATAATTTCGCCAACATTATACGTTTTATAAGACCCCCCAAGACCATCCTTAATCAGTCGTCCGCGCCCCTCCAATACAATAACATAGTCGTCCAGGTTATAGGACCGTAAACCCAAATTTGTTGCAGCCTCTGCAATATCGATTTTAATATTTGTGCGTGTAACAGCACACCGTGCGCACGCGACCCTATCTTGATTGATGCCAAACCACACGCCTGCGCCAGCAAAATGCGCCACCTTGTCTAGCGTTTGTCCAATGGGATGTATATAGGCCAAAATTTTCATAGATTCACGTGGCACAGGAATGTCAATAAGCTCAATAAACGACGAAAGTGGTACAAAGGGCCGCGGCTTTATAATATCATATGTGTATGGATAACGCTCCAGCTGTAAACCCTCACCCATGTTCATATACTTACCTGACCCGTTAGTCCAGCCATACGCATGGCAAACTGGGTCACACGCATACACATACTTGGATGAAAAGGGGGCGCACGATGCATTCCACACGTCTGCCCCTACTTTGCCAGGATATATGCTGCACCGAAATCCATCACTGTGCTGCCACATCCATGTGTAAAAGTGCCGGTCCATATTACAGTGGTGTAGCCAAAAGACGGGGTCAAACGCCGAAATATTTACCTGGCTCATATTACCACTGTCCCCACCAATAATGTCGTGTAAATGGTTGTGCGGCGTTTCCAGGGGCACGTAATCCACCACTATTCCAGACGTCGGCTTAGTAACTGGCACCGAACTGAAGCGCTCATAGGACCCAGCATAAAGCGCATTATTGAGCTGTTTGCGCACTGTTCGCAGCTCCAAGCGCTCTGCTTCATTGCGCGCCGTAAAAAAGCCACCACGCGTCGTGCACGTTTTCACACCATCAACATAATAGTAGGCCCCTGCTAGCGGATTAGAAACAACAATGTGCTTCTTGTCGTATAAAATAGCAATGTCAGCTGATGACAAAAAGTCATAATCTGCATCCATGTCCACTGTCAAGTCAAGCCATGGTAGGGCAATATAGTCCGTACACGTGGACCGATTATATTTGTTTAGCAGCAATTCAAACTGGTATACGTAGGGTGTATGCCAGCCAATAAAACTGTAAACAGCGTGCTTACAATAGAAGGGTTCACCGGTTTCTCCAATTGCAGTCACAGTGGCAGGGTCAGTGGGACAAGCCACACCCTTATCGTCAGGCTTGAATGTATTGCCGTGTATGCCGCAAATGCGTGGCCAATCGTCGGATTCAATCAAATTGTTCAGGGCCATGATAAAGCGCCCAAAGCGCTCAGGATGTGTATTACGCAACGTAACAATGTTTTGCCGTTTGACCTTGCCGCTCATATCCATTATAAATGTATATAGTTATACACTTATAGTTAATGAAGCTTTAACCCCTTACGCTTGGTAGTCCCTTACGCTTGGTAGTCCCTTACGCTTGGTAGTCCCTTACGCTTGGTAGTCCCTTACGCCCGTCTGCTGCCACGACGTGTGCCTCTAACCTTACGCGCGCGCTTACCGCCACGGGTCCCGTTGTTATTGTTATTGTTATTGTTCTTCTTTGTTAAGGAATTGCTCATTTGAAGCGCGCGCTTGAGCTTTGATGCAATGGCGGCAAACTCGGCCAACTTAAAACTGCGCACACCCCTGCTCTGCAATTTACTTTCAAGGCTCTTGAAAGACGCATCAAAGTTCTTTGTGCTCATTAAGGAAATCGTCTCCTCATCAAGGTCTGCAACTTCGAAATCCGCTTGTCCAGTTAGTTCAAGAAATTTAGCCTTGAGGGTATTTTTCATACAGCGTATGGCACCAGCAGCAACAATAACGGCATTATTACCGGGTTTAAATATACTTTTGCATGACTCGGGAATCCAAGCGGGGGGTGTGGCTGGGCGTGACATTTATTTATAACGCAGAAAATTGAATATAAACCATGCACAAATAAAAGGTAATAATTCATTAATGTCCAACCCTAGCCCTACCTTAATTACTATGCGCAACCGTCGCAGGCAGTTACTTGATATTGACGGTTTAGCAGCTCATATGGAAAAGAAATACTCTATGTCCCCATGCACAAGCCCATGTGTTCAGAAGCGCTGGTGGCGCCATTGCCATTCATGCAATTGGCATTATCACACGGGCCTTGATAACGAAAATCCGTGCCCATGCACTAAGCGCATAAACGACTGGAAGTGAAAAATAGTTCTTGTGTTATTTTTGTTTTACATTTGTTTATTTTTATATTTTTATAAGGTTTAGTCTTGATACGCATAATAGGGGTCGTAGCCTCCATAGCCTCCACCATGGCCAATTACAGGCGCTGCAGCAGAGGCAGATGCAGCAGCAGATGCAGATGCAGCATTCGCCTCAACAGTAGCCATAGGCATCAGGTGGTCAACCACCCCCTTAATACCCACGTTTGTCTTTAGTGCGCTCAATGGCACCAAAACGCGCTCTCTACATTGCGGGCACTTGGGAATCACACCTGGCCCAAACATTGGCGCCACACAACTCTTACAGAAGCTGTGCCCGCACGGTAGCGTCACAGGCGCCCCATCCTCTCCCGCCAAGCCCAAGTGAATAGAGCAGCGCAGCTCCTTGTAAAGGGCGCTATCGTCGTCCCCTTGTTGTGCCTGAATCAGCTGATAGATTCGCCAGCGCAAGCCTCCAGACATGCCTGCATCAGGCACCGACTTAATAATGTCTGCAGCCATCTGCAGAAGCACAATAGCGGGTCGAAGCTGCTTGGCCATGTCAGACCCGCCATCTACAGCGGCAATCTTGGTGCACTCGACCTTAATGGCCGCAACAGCGCTATCAATCTCAGGCGTGCTCATTTGTTTTGGACTTACCTTAACTCCAAACCAAAATAGTTCAATTTTTTCGAACCCTGCAGCCAAGCCAGCCAACCCAAGCCAAAAATTCTACTTAACAATTCCCCAGTTTTATACGCTATATGAGCATCAGTGAATACCGAATTTTAGAGGCAAACACCCTTGCCGAACTATTAAACATTATGGAACCACAAGTCAATAATATGTTACGTGACGGTTGGTGCCTTCGTGGCCCCCTGCAAGTTTCTGGCGCATTTTACGCTGCAAAATTCACTCAGACCTTGGTCAAATATAGCATTCCAAGCCAAACGGAATCATACGTTGCCTATAAGATTTTGTATCGTGGCTATGAGCCCCCACACGATACGCCCCAAATCTTTGCCCAGCGCGTAACAGACCTACTTAAAAAAGGCTGGCTTCTATATGGCGACCTCTGCCGTCGACCAGTTGAAGGTTTTAACTATAGTCATTATATTCAAGTTTTTGTAAAATAGATTAATCTATCTCATAGCCATCAATTTAGCGTAGTTCATTTGCCACTGGCTCTTGCTCAACCGCGTCAGGCTCACTGATTTCAAGTTCTCCCTTAGCAGCAACGCGGGCAGCCATATCCGTATACATTGAATACAGCGCAACATTGTATTTACTTTCATCGCTCTTATAGTGCACACTAAGTTCGGCCATGTAGTGCTTATCCACGTGATACATATTTAGTTCACCCATAGTAGCACCTATATTCACCACCGGTGTAGAGTAGCCAACCGCCGGTGGACCAGTAAAGACAACAAACTCGGCATCAGAAGCAAAGCCAACCGCCTTTAAAATCTCCGAAATAACACTTTCGCGGCCCACATCAAGTGTTACAGCTGTATCATCGGGCAAATGCACCATACATTTCACATACATACCGGTCTCACTATTCACAGTATCCATATTTATTTTATATACAGCATATGTTTACAAAATAAATCATCAATTTTTCAAGCAGCGCGTGCCTTATTAAGCTTCTTTTTTAATTCTGGATGTATTTTTGTGGTTAATTGCCCCACTCCAATATATTTCATGGACTCTAAAATAGGAATAAGCCGGTCTATAAAACCCGCCCCAAAATGTGCATCACACAATGCCCCACGCCCACGTTTATACAATTTTTCTAATATAAAAATGGCATATGATTCGGTCATATACATAAAATTATTACGATTTTCCGGATAGGGCTTTCCTTCAACAAATTTTATCAGTGACACCAGATATAATAGGCGGGCGCAATGATTATCAAATTTATAGAACCCAGGATAATTTTGTATCTGTGCTACACCACGTTCAACCATTGTGTTTTTGATACCGTCTGCCCGCCCCGCCAACCCTTCCACTTGGTCCAGTAAAAGTTTGATAGGACCTTGAACATAGATTCCATCCACTGTAAATTTAGTATTTGACCTGAAATTACCATGTGGCGACAGAATAAATTCCATAATATGATTTACTGTATCGGGCAAAACTTTAGTCGATATTTGAATTTTTATCATAGATTTATTTTCACTAATAAGACGTGTAATTAGTAGGTTTCCAGTCACTGCATGTAAATCACCCAACGTCGTTTCAGAATTTTCGTCACGACCAGGCAAGCCCAGCTCTTTAATATTAAATTGTTTAGCTACTGCACTAAATTGCTCAACCACCTCCTGGAATAACCACCGAGAAAAAGCGTCCCCATACTGTGTATATGTGTCTTGATAGAGCATTAAGGGTCGTATAGCGTCGTCACCTGCATTATCAATAAGTTCACGTAAAATCGCCTTTTCTGGAACAACTGTAGGCTGACTCACGCTTACATCAATATCCCCCGTAATATCGACAAATTTATGTATAGGTACATCGGGTATCTTTTTGCCCCACAGTTCACAGGCGGCACCACCAAATACTTCATAGGGCGCGCCAGACACTGGAACACTGTGGCCCACCGTCTCATATAATTTTGTAGGTTTTTCGGTCGGCGTCATTTTAAATTTAGTGCCAGTGCCTGCAGCTGGGCTTGACCAATTTTCATCCTCTAAACCATCCGTTTCTATAAACAGTGGCCCCTCATAACGAAAAGAGTCCCAACGTATTTTCGGCAAAACAGAAGTAATAACGCCGCCATACGGGTATATTGTATCTACCCATTGAGCACGCCGCAATTCCTTGGTGTATTTAAAATGTATAGTGTTAGGTGTGGCCCCGCCCTTTTTTCGGGAGGTCGCAACGCCCTTTCTGGTCTTTCTTAATTTACCCATCTATAATGTGCTCTATATTTTAGCGGCACCCTAATGTCCCTTCGGTATTTACGTATGCAGCTTGAAAGGATAAATTCCATATATGCACCCAATAGCTTATAATGGCATCCCAGATATTTGGCACTTCGTGAATAACAAGTCCATGTTTAATGCACAACGCTCTAAATTTAGGATAAAATTCCCTATACCGCGACGAACTTAATACAGGCACACAATGATGCAAACTCTGCATATTTAAGCCACCAGTAAATAATGTCCACGCCAGTGAATCCTGTGCATAATCAACAGAGCTATCAACCATATTGTGCGACCAATGTGCGCCATTATCTAGTCGCGACCCCTGCGCCTCAGCCTGAATATGACTAATTTGAGTAATAGTCATAAAAATCATGCTTGCCATTGCATACGGATAAATGGCAAAAAACCAAGCCTTAAATAAATAGGGCCCCCAAACAGAAAACGGATAGCTAACAACAAGGCCGCACAGTCCCAGCTGTAAAAATATGCTCCACCGTGTAAAATCCAAAACAGACTTTGTGTGTCCAAAAAAATCGCGTGTTGTTTTATCTCCAAATAATAACATAAAGGGGAAAAACACAGTTTCGGCAAATGTGGCCCATATAAAGTTAATAAATACTACTGTGCCTATTTGGACCGTATGATAACCACGCCACTGCTGGTCCGGATGAAAGCGCACAAACGGCGCTAGGTGATACAAATCAATATCCTTTTCAACCTTATTTGTGTGGCTATGATGCGATACATCATGTTGTAGATACCAATAGGTCGAGTTATAGTATAAGGGCGCTGCAACAACGGCGGAATAGTTATTAATCACAGAATTATGGCTAAATGCAAAGTGCCCTGCATCGTGGGACATATTGACCGTCATAAGCCAGTGTAACCAAGGCAGCAGTATACAGGCTATCCATGACCCATTAAACCAACCAATCCAGGTTGCCCCCGTAGCAAGCCCAACAACCGCCAAAAATAGACACATCTCCGTCGTAGTTTTAGTATCAGGTAAGCGACGTATTTCCTCACAGAGTTCACTAAAAAACGGGT